CTTCAAGCTCAACTCGGTGCCCAATTTTTGCAAGCAGTGAAGTCTTTTTACCATGAGACACAGTGCTATCCATGCAGGCATTCAGACCTATGTATGCCAGGATATCTGCGTCAAGGTCCTGTAAATCGTCAAGCCATATCGAAGGACGACCAGTCGCTTTGTCGGTCTCAGACTTAAGTGCTGCACGTATGCCAGCTGCTACCTTTGGCAATGCATCAGTGATTAAAGACTGGGGGTTGTTCTGAGTTGATGGGCGGTTGTTTTTTTCAAGCCTTTCGTTAAATCTTTGGTGGCCTTTGGAAAAAAACTCTTCCTCTCTTCTTATCTCTAGGTCCAGTAGTTCATTAGTACTAAGCGTCATTGTGCGTATCCCTCACGTTTTGTTCTAAAGGTGGACAAAAGTATTTTGATTACTTTTTGACCAATATGTCAGTGCATGTTTTGGTTTTTTAAGTCCGTTAAAAGGTGTATGACATCTTCTAGTTTCCTGAGCGATATCGAGAGACTTTCTTGCATTAAGAAACCTTCATCACGGCTTCCTTTGAGTCGGTGCATTTCTTGCAAGTCCTGCTCTATAACATGTTTAAGCTTGCTGCAAGCGACATCTGACCATCGTCTTATATGGTCGTATTCTGCTCCTGCTGGCGGGGTTCCTATCCCAGGCTCATCGCTTGTGCAGTTCACTAGGGCTAGGTGATTCTTCCAAGTTTTATTTTTCATAGATTAGATTCCTTGTCAAGAGAGGCTATGCAGCCCCTCTTTTTTCGAGTTTGCACATAATTGCACTAAGCGCGTCAGGCTTGGTGTGGACGTACTTCTGAGTGGTGGCTATGGAGCGGTGTCCCAGTATCTTGCCCAGGGTAATAGAGTCGACGTTATGCTCCATCGCTAACTTGGTAGCACAGGTGTGACGGAGTACATGAAACACATAATGCTTGTCTTCCCTTGCCAACTCGTCACGAGCTTCTGCCCAGGTGTCGTAGAACTTTCGGTGCGTATACGGGCCAGCAGGGTGCATATCCAGAGCTTGAAGTGCGTCCCTGGCCGCCTGGTTCAGCGGTACGATGCGCTGGTCGCCATTCTTAGTGTCGGTCAAAGTGACGTAGGTGCCACAGGCACTTATGAAGCCGTGGGTCTTTCCGTTGAAATTGTTGATGCCGAGAATCTCGCCCAGGCGCATACCTGTGTTAACGCCCAAGACAACAAAGTGAGACATCCAGGGCTGACTGCTGTTATCCAGAAAGTTGACCAGGTCATCAATCTCTTTGTCAGTGAAGAACCTGGGGCGTGAGCTCCTAACCTTCAGAAACTTCATGCGCGGCTTCCTATCAATAACTTCATGTTCCACTGCCAGGTTGAATAGGCAGCTGAAGCAAGCTAGGTAACGGTTGACGGTGTTGTCGCAAAGCCCCATCAGAACCAGGTGGTCCTGGAATGCCAGGATGTCCCTGACCGTAAAGTCAGCCAGGGGCTTATCTGCGTTGTCCTGGTAGTTAGCCAGGCGTTGGACCATGAACTGGCAGTCACGTAGGTGCTTGTCGTGCCAGAGTCGATGCGCGTGGGCATCCATAAAGGTAGTTAAAGTTTCCATAATGATTCCCTCAAAAAAGAAGCCCCCTGGCGGGGGCGATTAGTGATTAAAAGTCAACGACACACTTGTGAAGGTCGTATGCGACAAGACCAGACAGGTGCTTGGGTAAACGGTCAGACAGTATCTGTACCTGGCTTTCTTTGCTGAGTGCCCAGACATTGTCAGAATGGTGGAATCCTGCAGGGCTTAGCAGCTTGACGCCTTTGTCAATAATTAAGTACCTGGCAGTTCCGATGAAATAACTTGCTGCATTACCCAGATTTTCTAAAGCGTGGTAAGCATTGCTAACTCCCAGAGAGCTTAGGATTAGGGACTCTCCACCCTCCATGAATGTTTTCATCTCTTCAGTCTCCTGTTCAACCGTTAGAGACATATACTCAGTGCTCAGCTCTTTAGCCATCTCCCTGGTCAGGCTAGAGGCATCTATTACTGCCTGGTTCTCAGCAACAAATTCTTCGTGGCGGGCTTGGATATCAGCGTTAGTTTCAAATTTAGTAGTGTTCATAATGATTCCCTCAAATCGTAGGTATAAAAAAAGCCACCAAAAGGCAGCTCTGTGGGTGTTTACATCTGTATTTCGTGGATTTACATGTGTAGAATCCATTGCCGCAGGAAGGGCCCATAGCTCAGTTGGTTAGAGCAGTCGACTCATAATCGATTGGTCGTAGAGTCGAGACAGGCGCTTCCTGCATTAGTCAAGCAATGGATATTGCTGATGTAAGAACTAATGCAGGCCCTTCGTAGTCATCCTGGACTTAGGGGTCTTTACCTTGGTCGGTGCCACAAAGTGGGCCAAGGGGCTGTCATCTGTACTGCCGTGGGGAGCCACCCCGTAATCACATCAACTGACTACATGTACATAGTATCAATTGCCCCGTCGTGGCGCAATAGGTTGTACTAAGGTGGACAAAAGTCTAAAAAAACACCAGGTCACCGAAGCAACCTGGCGGGCCACAGGCCAGTAACCACGCGGCCTCTGCTTAGCTTCAGATGCGTTGTGGGCATGTGACTATAAGGGGAATGGTGGTCACATGTTTCATGAAATTAGGGGGTTCCTGGTGGACATATACAGTGGTTTTTGCTGACCTTTTCCGTCTGCCAGAACAGGCCACAGTGCTCACACTTTTTGTACTCTAAAGTAGGCTCAAGCTGCGGCTTATTAAAAATTGCATCGAAGTTATCTTGGAATTTTTTGTAATCAGTGAAGGGTCTAGGGGACGAGCCTTTGCCTGCCATAGTATGGTCCTTTTGCTACCACTTGTTCTAAAGGTGGACAAAAGTCTTATGGCAGGCTTTTAGGCTGTTTCGGAAGGGGTTATTTAGGGCCGCGCAGGTTCATCAGCTTATCGGCACCTTTGATACCGAAGCTGGCACTGACAGCTATAAATAGTAGGTACTGGTAGAACTCCGGGAGCTCCTCCAGGGTCTGGAAGCCAGCTTTGACTCGTTCGATGATAGTTATGTCATCGACAGTCACCGCATAGCCAATTAATAGTAGGGGTAAGCTGAGCAAAATTGTAAACCACTCGTCTTTCCAGGACGACGATGAGGCATCAGCCATCTTAGCCTCCCAGTTAGCATCGTTCTGGATAGCAGTCATCTTTGCCTGGTGCTTGGCCTGCTTCTCCTCTGCTTTGTTGTTCATGTAGCTGCCAACCATGTCAGTGATTGGTCCAATCAAAAGTTTAAGCATCTTCAGCAGCCCCCCGTATCATTGCAGCCACTTCGACTGCGCGGTATCCAACCTGGGTAGCATAGCGACTATCGAGAAGCTCATTTGCGGCTTTCTCCCACTTACCCTCACGCAGGTATGCCAGGGTCTTTTTAAAAGACATCAGCCTGGGCATTCCCAGGTTAAAGCTTAGGTTGACCAGGGCTTCCTGGACACAAGTAGGCAGCTTATCGAAATACGATATGTTTCTCTGTAGGTCCTTAACAGCCACAGCGATGTCTTCCTCGAGTATGATGTAGGCAACACGTTCACTAATGCCTCGCTCCTGGATGTTGTGGCCGACACCTACCGTGTAGATGCCCAGGTGGTCCTGATACATATCCAGGCGCAGGCCCTCATGTTTGACCAGGGTATCCCTGATTCTGTTCATATCCATTTGTTACTCCTTTCGTTTGCCCAGGGCGCCCTGGACAGTGTCGCTTTCGTAAATCCTTATCCCAAGCCACACTATTGTGAACACAGAAGCTGTTGGAGGCAGCCAAGCAGCCAATGACATAACAGCGGTACTTGCTGCAGCAACATCAAGCAGCTCCTTTGACTCGTTCTGCATTCTTAGGCTCCTGCCGTGAAATAGACGTATATAAAGTAGCTAGTGATTGCCAGGGCAACACCACCGACAACCTGGTAGAAAGTGTCTTCGCGTTTGGACCTAGCGCGGAGTGCGGCCAGGCGCTTTTTCTCCAGGCCCTGCTTGTGCGCCATAACTGACTGATGCTGTAGATTCAGCATGTCGCGCCACACAGCAGCAGGAACAGACTTACGTAACCTAGCTTCTTCTTTCTTAAGCTCAGCTCGAGCAAATGCCAGGTCCAGGGCTTCCTGCTGAGACAAAACATGAGCACCTTCCTTGGTCTCATGCTCGATAGTCTCGATGGTTTTTTTACTTTCGGTCAGCTTGTCAAAAACCCCAGCAAGTCCTTCTAGGTGTGAGCCGCTTTCCTTGACTACCCGCACCCCCTCGTTAATTGCTTTGAGGCCGGATATCAACAGTGAGATTTCTGCAATCATATTAGCTTCCTAAAGTAGGCTTAGTAGCGGGGAAATCAGAAGTTGACGGCCAGTTACGCAATTCAGTTCTGTAGGTGAGTAACTCTTCACGCTGAGGGTGGTCAGGTGTCGCGACCAGTTTGTCAGTGCGTAAGAGTTCTGCATCTCTCCATTGCTTTGCTTCAGTAGGAATGCACACAAAAGGGCGATATTCATAAAAGCTCATTATTTTATCCTCACATATCTTGTTCCGTTTAGCAGAGAAGTGTCTGGCGAGGGCATACCTAAAGAAAAAGTTTTATTCCACTTAACGACTTTATCCGAAACATCATCAGCTACATATATAACATCACCCTCAAAAACAGCACCGCCTGCTTGAGTGTTGGAACTATAATTATTTAGGGACATTGCAATGCCTGTATACACTCCTGCTGTCGTGTATTGATACATAACCTGATGCTCATTTGTTGCGTATATC